GCATCCATCCTTACGGATTAAAACATTATTTTTATTAGATTTGAATTTTGCATATATATTCGGATCTGTAACCTTTAGTTTCTTTAACAAAGTAATTAAAGATCTTCCTTTGGTATTACAAACCCAACAATTAAATTGTCCTAATTCATAATGTATTTGTAGTTTCTTTTTGTGGTGATTACAAAAAGGACATTTATACAGTCCCTCAGAACCTCCGGAAACTAATTTGGGAGCTCCTAATAAAGTATTTAATATAGATTTTTGTTCTGATATCATGGATTACTAAAGTATAAGTAAAAAGATAATAGGATACAAACCTATTCTTCTAACCACTCTTTAGGAACCTCTTTATCAGCAAAAATAAATCCTCGTTTATTACACCAATCGGCATAAGTAGTTTTACTATTTTTAGATATTCTAGTATTAGAATTAGTAAAAACGAATCTAATATCTAAAGCAGGATATTGATCTTTTACCCATTCATGTTTCTGTCTATCGCTAGCAGTAAGTCTGCCTTTAGTTTCAATAAACAGTTTATTACCATCTTTTTTAGTTTTAATAAAATCGGGTTTATATGACCTTTTTTTAGCAGGTTGCATATAATAAATTTTTTCAGTCTCGTAAGTAAAATCAATATTAAGAGAGGTGAGTTGTTCAGATATTTTTTCTTCTAAACCACTCTTATATCCTAATATTAAACTAGCCTGCTTTTGATTTTTAAAACGTCTTTTCATAACATATTTATTTATAATTATTGATCCCACTTCACAACAAAGATAGTATCACAATTAGTAGGTTTTCGTAACGGCGCTGAGAGTTTACCCACTACTAATAATTCTCCGGCATCATTATATAAACCTACTGTAGTTATATAAGGAGAAAAATTTGATCCTGTAACAAATGAATAACATTCTCCATCTTCATTTCCTATACCGGTTTCATTAATGCCTATACCAGGATTACATTTTCCATTTTTATTGATTAGTATTGTGGGATTAGTAGTCATATTTAATTCAGTAGCCCCAGCAACACAAATAGCTTCATTAGTGGTTATTAATTTAGTACTTCTAAATTTTAAATAATCAAATCTAGCAGAGGTTCCCTGGCCCGGCAATACTCTTCCAGGACCGGATAAATAGGTGGGGTTAGTCCAAATTATTTGGCCTTGATCATAAATGATATTACCGAACCTATTATTGTAGATGCCTCGTTGATATTTTTTATTAGACGTAGAAATAGTAGCCATGTCTGCTATCTCAGCAGCTGATAATGCTCTATTAAAAAAATGTATCGGGCCCATCTTTCCGCCGAATTGTGTTGATCCATCAGTACTCCATCCTCCCGGGGAAGTATCGTAGTCGCTAATAGAAATCGAACTAGTAGTAAGCAAATCACCTCTACATCCTATTAGAACATCAGAAAAATTTGAAACCGTAGTCAAACATGATTGCGATATTTCTCCCGCATTAGTAGTTCCTATCCAAACTTGCAATACACTACCCGATTTTTGACACGTGATTAACGACCAAACATCATCGTCTAAAGTACTAGATGATGTTACGGCCGTGGCAATTGTACCGTCACTTCTAGAAAATCTAATTTTCCCGTTGCCACTATATCCGTTACGTATTAATTCTATTTTAAAGGGGTACGGTCCTCGAACATAATCAACAGTATCAACATAATGATCATATAACGATGCATCGGTATTCGGATCTAATTGCCTAGCTCTATTACCTACAGGAATTATATACTTTCTAACTAATCCGGATTTAGAAATTAATTCTACAGAACCGCTAGCCGCACCTAAAACAGGAGTGGGTGCGATGCCATCGCCATCGGGTTGCCGAATCCAAAATGATACTGCAAAATCTTGATTTGTATCAAAATTCAATTCTTTAGTATGCGGAATCCGAACATACATGGACCCGACGGAAGATACGGAAAAATCTAAATGATATTGCGACATGTATGAGATAACGGTATTAGGATCATTTGTATGATCTCTAACAAATACATTGTTCACAGTAGCTACCGGACTTTTAGGTATATGAGTAGGGGCAGCTACCCCTTTATCCGAATCATAATTGTGATTTACTAATTTTCCTAATGTACCGTATGAAGGTTCTTTAAATGTAGCTCTAGTATTATTGTATCGATACCCATCATCAAAATAAAATGAACAATAAAAAAAATCTTTTAATTTAGGATTGAATGATGATGAATCTATTTCTCCTGAAGTTAAGGTCGTGTCATAACCTAATATATTACCATTACCATCATCAAAAAAGTAAAAGCTGCCAGATTCCATTTCAAATGAACCGGGTTGTATACCTAAACCTATTAATTTATTAGGTATAGAATATACATGAATTTCATCTGTAATTCTTCTTGTTTCTACTCCTATATTTCCTTGCGGGTGGTGATTGTATGGAGCATTTTGGAAGTCTCTATAGTATAAATTATAAGTAGAATTCCAAATATTCCTAGCATATTCTCCATGGTTGGTAGATACTTCAGAAGCAGTAGTTATCCATGGTGTAGAATAATATTTTCCATAGTAAATTGACATACTAATATCTGAATCTACATACTGAGACGTAGAACTAGTTAAATTAGATATGTTACCATTATTTATCTGCCATAACTTATTTACATAATATGGTATTTTAGTTACGTATGCAGGTTCTATGGGTTTAAATACAAATGACATAATAGTTAGAAATCGCTATACTAATAAATATAGCGATTTCATTTTTACTTTAAATTAAAATATTTTTAGAAATCTAGTTTAATCCGGATAAGCGCCTCCCTAGTAAAGGATTTTAATACTGGTTTAGATAATTTAGCTATTGCTAACAATTCATTGGAATCATTATACAGTCCCACTGATGTAATATATACTTTAGGATCCGTATGAAATACTCCATAACGAATCAATCCTAAAGATCCAGTTACAAACGTAGGATTATTAGAATAATTAAATTCGCTATGTCCTACACGCACAAAATAATAATTAGAAGTAATATTTTCTTCACTTCTTGCTTGAAATGAAGCTCCTAAATTAATAGCAGTATAAAATCTTCCATTGTTACTAGTTAGGCCCGGTGCTACTGATGATGCTGTACTAAAAGCAATTCCAGCACTCTGCGATATCAATGTAGGATTAAATACTAAAATACCTACATCTGGATATGCTAACCCGTATACGGTTGAACTTGCAGACCCTCCGGTTATAGTACCTGAAACAATACTAAATATTCTACCTGATTGTCCAATGGTCGGATTAGTACCCGCTCCCGAATTATCTATAAACGACCTATTACCTAACGATCCGGATAATCTTAATTCCCAGTTGCCCGGATCTAATTTTTCTTTATATCTAGCACGATTAAAATTTACTACTACTATATCATCTGATGAAGTACCTCCGAAGGTAAATTTGTCATCGGTAGGTAATAAAAGTAAATTTTTATATTGCGAATATATTGCTTTTGATGGAGTTCTAGATCCAGTTAAATTTCCTGTATATAATGCGGCTGATCCGGTAACCGATCCCGCACCGTTTACATTACCATATGCAATAGCAAAATGTGGATCTGAACCAGAAGCTGCTTCAGTAGCATCTTGGTATATATTCCAATAATAATTAGAAGCCGATGTAGCCAATTCTGTGGAACTAGTAAAGAACTGCGTTAAATACCCATCGGGGTCGTCCCATACTGACTCAGCAACTGCTTCTTTAGTTTCCAATATAACATCGGTAGCCATATTGAAAAATTTAAAAACGGCTCCTGTAGTAGATAAAAACGAATTATCTAATATATTATTTTGTGTGGTTTGACTTTCAGCTGCTGCGGATTCAGCTGCAGCTGCCTGCGCTGCAGTTCTTAGCCCCAAACTAGAATTGGGTATCGACGTTCTGTTTACTAATGCTCTTGCCATATTTTTAATTTAATTATTTTAATCGATTACTATATCAGATGCTGCTGCTTGTACTGTATAGATATTATCCACTGCACCCCCAACCGTTATAGTAACTCTACCGCCAGTTTCATTTCCTATGATAATTAAACTAGCAACACGATTTCGTAATTGCGATATATACTCAAGTTGAAAACTAAATCCTACTGCAGTTACACTTCTAGCAGTACCGTCGTCTGATATAAAGGTAGGCGTAGATCCGGCAGCTGCCGCTACCTGAGCACCAGGTGCTACTTTTAGTCGGGCCACCGAACTATCACTTAGTATAGCAGTATACCCTAATAACCCATTACCTCCAGGTATATTAGTTGTACTAGGATTAACAGTAGCAACTGGAGAATTACTAGTTAAATTAATATTAGTAGAAGGTACGCTGATTATAGGTATATATTTACTACCGCGTGGCAACGTAATTAATTTATATTTCATTAATTGGTCCGTGTCCGGAAATGCTTCTATAATAGGCATATTTTCAATTACTTGCCCATAATAATTACTACCTAAAGGGTGAGTTAAATCATATAACGTATAGTCGATTTCATCATCTGCTAAAGCAAATTGCGTTATTTTAAAAAATTGTTCTCCTTTAGCTAAAAGTTCTCTGCCTTTAGTAGTTAAAATAGCATCAACAGTTATAGTTTGATTATTCAAATAGCCCATAGTTTATTCTTTAAATATAAATATAGTATTTTTTAAAATTATAGATTTATTAATCCGTTAGGATTAATTAAATTAGTAGCTTGTATAGGACTAGTAGACCAAATTTCAATTACAGGTTTGCCATCATACGTATCCGGACTAGGAATATTAAATCCGGGACTACTAATTCTACACCCTAAAAATGAATGATTGCGTTGCCCGGCGCCGTAAAATCTAGTAGGAGTATTATCATGTATATATGAAGATTCTTGATAACCGTCGGTTTGCAAATATTCTACGGTAAATTGAATTGCCGCTAAATATTCAACATAATCTCCTAACAAATTAATATTTGATAATCCAGTAATATCACTACTTAAAGATGCGTCTATATCTCCCTTCGCAAATACAGTTCTATTATTAATATCATCTTGATATGTATTGTACACTCCTTCAAGCTCTTCTAAAGACTGCGTTATTGTAGCATCGTATGTTACAGGCTCTATAAAAACATTTCTTGCAGCTACCTTCGGCCTATCTAATAATGTAGGCTGTATTACCAACCCTACCATTTTTACTGCTCTTGCAGGTAAAAACTTTTTTATTAGATAAAACATTGAAGCGTCAAAGTTTTCTATTAATCTATTGTATTTCCATACCGCATTATTATCAGTATATTTTCGATTATAATGATTCCTAAGTTTTTCCAAATCTCGATACCTAGGCTCATAATCATCCCTTGGATCGCCTACGAAATCGTCTAAGAGCAATCCGGGGAATTGGTCTGCTATATCCTCATTAATTTCATCTTGAGGTGAGAAATATACTCCCAATTTTGGCGAATCAAATTGATATGAATCATACTGAGATTTTTCTACACTAGTAGTTCTATTTAATTGGCCTTCAATCGTTGTAGATTCAATTCTAATTTTATTACTAGGTTCAGTACTATCCCCGAAATTAGGAGACCACACATAATAAAATTCATCGTTTCCTACAAATGAATTAGTAGTAAATGCAAATGCGGTTGCTGTTCTAGATTGCGATTGGTTTGGATGTATTGACTGTATAGTGGATGTACTACCACTAAAAGTCTGCAGCGTAGTGCCTAAAGGATATCTGGCAATTAATTGATTCCAAGAAGATTGGTAATCATAATTATTAAAAGACCTCCAATCAGCATTAATAAAAGAACTCACGGATCCAGTACCCGCTATTGATTGCGGATTAAGTGCATGAAGTTTAACGGTCTCATCATCTAAATTTACATTCCATGCACGAATTTCTTGCATAGACCCAGTAAAATATTGATTAGAACCTACAGCCTCTCCGAAACTATATGCAGTAGCGCTGCCTAAAGTTGCGCTACCCGTAAACATTGCAACTGAATCGCCACTAGTCTGTATTACATATAACTTTGAACCATTAATAGTTACATTATTCCATTTACCATTATAAAACGGACCTTTAATAGTAGCACCACTTCCATGTCTAACGTATCCCCAACTAGCAGTCGTACTATCCGGCCAAATTCTAAGTTCCGATGCGCCTTCCATCAATGACTGCGTTAACGATGCACTGTTTTCAGGTTTAAATCTAAACTGTATAGTAGAAGGTGCAGGCGAAATGCTTGCGGTTATATAGTTATCTAAAGAAGAACTAAAATACGTTGCTAAAGTAAACTTATTTATACGTTTATACTTATTTCTAGTGTCTATTCTAGTAGATTTATAATCATATGGACCAGAAAATTCTTTTACTCTTAATATAGTAGAAGGTACTCCATAGCAATTTAATAGAGCTCGTATACCGCGTTCAGTGCCTTTTGTTTTTAAAAGATACGGCAAATTATTTAAAATACGTTTATACGTTTCTTTGGTAATTTTATCATTAGGTATTGATTCTAAAGATCCTGATTGCCTAAAACTACCGGATACATTAACGCCTAATTCGTTTAACCATAATTCACTTAATGAATATCCGTCAGCTGCATCGACGCCTAAACTTCGTAATACATGATATACTAAATCTTTAGATAACCCTTCGTAAACAGATTCTTTTCTAGAATTTACATCGGTCATTCTAGTAACATATAACCAAAGAATATCAAAATGTTGGGCTAACATGTTTATATACACTTCAAATGCATCATAATAATCACTATCACGCATAAATGAAGGCATTAACTCAGTTAATCTATTTACATTTTGTGAATCATAATCGGAGGCCGATACTAGTTGACCTGCATACCATTCTTGTCCTTCGGTTGATGATACTGAATATAATGTGTATGGTTTAGAAGAATTACTTTTAGGCCAAGTATCTGGCCAGTACTCTCCATATGAACTAGTTTCATATGAACTTGATTGATAATACAAATATTTTTCGTATCCATCAAATCCTGCTAGTATGGCATTCTTTTTAGTATTTACATCTATGACATTATTTAATGATTCAGCTCCCGGAGAACTGATAGAATTTAAAGATGACAACAATCCATCATAATATTCTATCAATTGTAATTTATATCTAAAATTTTTTAATCTTTCGGTGGCTGAACTATAAAATATAAAATTGGAATAATCTCTATAATTTACATTTAATTCTATAGGGTTAAAACTATTACTAATAAATGTATTTATTAACTGTTGTGATGATGTAGGATTAGATCCTAATATAGTGTTCCAAGTTTTATATCCTGTAGACTGTCCTATATTATTGTTTACATTAGTGGCAAAATTAGCATAACGCAAAACATTAATCGGATCTTTTTTCTTTTTAGGATAAATTATAATCGTATCGGTAGCAGGATCTAAAAGTTGCAAATCAATCCAACTCTCAGAACTTACATTAAAACTATCCGGCAATGGAAGTTGTAAGTTTACTGTAAAAACGTCTAATTCAGTAGTCGATAATGTATTATCTCTACTAAATGATGCTATTCGATATAATTCTAAATTTCCTAAATTTAGATAATATTCTAATCTATTTCCTAATTGATCTACTAAAGGCGCATTAATTAAATTATTAAAAGGACTACCGGCAGCAAACGACACTGTTATTTGTGTCCTATCATCGTTTATAGAGGTTATAGTGATAGGATTTCTAAAATTTCCTAAATAACCTCTATGAAAGTTTAATTGGAATTTAAACTTACCTGAAATATATCCGAACTGCCTAAATAATTTTTGTACCTCTACCCGTACATTGTTTATAGTATTTTTGCTAGTACCGAATCCTTCTTGATTAGAAAAAGGTATTTTATAAAAAGATTCTAATAAGATATCATTTATATTTATGATATGTAATTCAACAGTGTCATCCGGAGTCTGTCCGAATAATACTAATGCAGATTCTTGGGGTATTTCATCAATATCGGGTATAGGTTCTATCATAGAACCCGTAGTACCCACAGTAACATATGTAGGATTTAAAATACCATATTCAGCGCTCGGTTCTACCACTAGTTATATTTTTATTATAAATATAATAAAACCTTATTTTGTTAAAAAAAGGTAGTGGATACGGACTCGCCGGTAGATAATTCCAATACTACTTTATATTTTTCTACTCCTAAAGGAAGCCAATCATAAAATTTAGTACGATACGGATCATCGTAATCAGCATAAAATCGTATTGCCGGGTGATACCCGTATAAATTGTATATACGTTGTATGCCATCTGGAGAGGATAGACGTCTACTTAAATCGATAGGTAGTTTAGGTATAACGCCGCCAGTTACGTATGGAATATTGGAGCTTATATTGGGGATGTTACTAGTACCAAATGCAAAATCAATATTAGAAGTCCTTCTCACTGCCTTAGGTAATGAAATTTCCTTAGGGAGGCCTTGAACTTCATTCCAGGTTTTAGTTCCGTATGTATTATCATATTCAAATCCAGGATATAAACTAGTGTCCGGAGTTACATTAGAGTTATTAGACAATAAATTGCCCCAACCTTTTGAAATTTCAGGTATAACTATTGACCAATTTTCTAAGTTAGAAGACCGTATTTCTGAATACACTAGATATTCTCGAGAAGGTATATTAAATCCGACTTTAAATGAAGTAACATCGGGTGTTATTGGGTTTGGTGCCGCGTCTCTTACAAAATCCGGCCAATAATCATTACCAAATCCGTCAGTTATATTATTTGACTGATAGTCAGTAGTCGATAATTCTATTTGTTTAAATTCAGGCGTTACTCCGAATATTTTTAAAGTAGCCGGCCCGTGTCCGCCGTTGCCGGTGTTCCTAAATTTTAGATTGTATTTTTTATAGAAAATATGGAAATTATATTTCCAAAATTCAATATTATCTAATACATTTATATACCCTTGTAAATTTTTAATCATTTTTTATGACTGCGATCTATTTATAGTAATAACTTTATTTTCGGTCTCCGATAAAAGTCTTATGAACTCGTCTTGTGTGTTATTTACCCAATTATACTTAAGTAATTCTCCGGGCCGGCCTAAACTTAAGTTATTAATTCCAAGATACCCATCCTCGTTGTTACGGTATGCATATAAAAGCCGTTGATTTGGATACGGCATTACATCATTTATAAAGGTTTGCAATGGTTCATTGCAGTATGCTACCCATTCCCTTCCTAATACATTTTTCATTTTATCCGATGTATAAATACCTAGATATGATTTAGTGTTGGATTCTGATTCTCCGTAATCAATATCCATATTAAACGTGCTCTCTCCTAACGTTGCTTCACCGTCGTATGTTATCGAATCGATCCTTAATTCCTGGCCATCTAAATATGAAGTCAAAGTAGAATTTGATAGTGCGCTATTGGCTAATACAGACCCTTCATTAAATGCAGGATCCGTTTCTAAGAAATCCATCCCGGTTAAAATAGAATTTCCATTTGCATCTAATCCGGTTTCTATTCTATTTCCCAAATCATCAATTACTATGGGATAGAACCTTAAATTTAATCCTACAAACATTAAATCGGATACATAATCAATTCCTCTTTCTGCCCATTCTGCTCCTTGCCATATTAAATCATAAACGCCGGCTTCGTGATTATAAGTTTTAGTAAGTCTAATTTTTTTAGTACCTGCAGGAACTCGAATCATATCAGATGTTCTACCTATAATACAAGTTTTTACTTCCGGGCCGATGGTTCTAAGCGTGCCGTCAGGATTGGTAAATGATTTTTCGTATCTATCATACACAGCACCGGCATTACCATCAAAAATAATTCCTGCATAATCAAAATTAGTATTACGATCAAAATTAATATTACGGTCATAATAACCTGCCAATAGTTTAACGTTTAATGACGGGAACCATGGGTCTCTAGGATAATCATTTACTGTGCGTTCCCAATGTCTTAAACTTGAAATAAGAGTATTACCTAAAACGGGTATTACATTATCATTTTCATCTAAAAATTCAAATACACAATCGCCATAATCGGCTTGGTCTGCTCTGGTGCCTATCCATCCGAACAATGAAACATGAAATCCTTCTAAACCGTATGTTTTACCATCAATAGAATCTGCAAATTCAGTTAAATCTACCGTATGCACACTGGTTTTAGTAATACCACTGTATACATTTTCACCATTTCTAACAATAGGCGTAAATACTCCCGCTCTAAAATAATTACTTTTAATTTCCGATACTACTGAACCGTCAAAGTTGTTTTGTGAATCAAATATTTCAGGTCTAGGGTACCATTGATTCTTATTTTGAACCCCGTCCCATCCGGAAGTGAATTTATGATAAAAATAAGTACCTTTACCCCCAGCAGTATTTACGAAAGGATCTACACTTTCTTGCCACGAAGGTAAAAACTTACCCACATCTTCCGGATTATCACCTATAGTTTCCCAATCTGCAGTAGAATCATTTCCAGATCCATTTTTAATTAAATTTTTAAAAATATAAGGACTAGTATCATCAATAACACTAATAGTTACGTCATTTGTAGTATCAGTACCATACGAGTCTGTAACGGTACAATAAAAAGTTTCATTTTCAGATCCTATAGTATTAGTATCTACAACTAAAAAAGATTCTGTAGAAACTAATCTATCAAATGAATCAAACCACTCAAATCTAATATTTTCAAAAGTATCAAATGAATTAAAATTAAATTGCAATGTTACCTGCTTTCCACGATAGACTTGTATTGTCCTGCTATCATCAATTAAAATATCCTCTCCTGGAACATAATCTAATGTAGTATTTTTTTTAAACAAAAGATCAGGCTGCAATGTAATAGCAGGAGGTTCTACATTTAAGTCTTCAATTTCAACTACAATGTCAATATCATTTTTATAATTTTTTATAGGCAATACGGTGTATACTCCTTCAAATTCTTCAGTATCATCTTTATAATTTGATATTAGTTCTCCTACACTGTTTTCAGGGATTGAATATTTAGGTTCTAATTCTACGGATTCCATTGATCCGGAAACGTAATTGGGCCCGGTCATTATAGCGCCAGTATTTAAAATATGATACCACCCTATGTAAGGTTCTCCGGTACTTTTTACAAACAGTTCCGTTCCGTCAGTCCACGCTTCATTAAATATTACGGGATTATTCATTAGGCCTTTCTACTTTAAACATATATTCCGGATTATACACCCGAATTAAATTATTATCATATTTGCATTTAATAGTAAACTTATACCACCTTTCTGGTTGCAAACTATTCATCCAAAAATTAAAAAAGCTTCCGGAAGGATCACAACTTATTCTAGTATACACATCATCATAAGGTATAACTATTTCTTTAGTATACACATCTTCTACTGCATAAGAAGACGATGCTGGTATGTAATACTGAGTTGCATACATACTAGTAGTAGCAAATGTTTTTACCGGATATTTAGGTCTTCCTACCAATCTAATTCTTGCTCTATCCGTAGTAGTATAAATAGAACTTAAATTTTGAAAATAAATTACATTTTCTTCATTAGAATTTATACCGGATAAGCTACCAGTATTGAAAGACCAATCATTCCATTTAATAATGATATGAGGCAAATAAATAGTATTGGTATCCGTAGAAAAATACTGCAATACACTAGAATCTACTGCATTGTATTCCTCAGAAGAAGGTCGACGTATAAGTATACCATCATTACTAAACCCTCCTGTCAAGTGTGCATATACAATACTAGATATATTGATTTCCGGATCCGTAGTAGCATTAAATCCTATAGATTTGGTAATAATCATATTAGAGGCTGTATACCAATTACATCCTCCCGGTTCCATAAAATATGAAGAAGTAGCATTTGTAAATGATGCGGTTTGCCATTGAGTTCCTGCTACAACCCCGTCTCTATATTGCCATGAAACTCCATTTTCAGTTTTAGGTATATGATCATATCTACCCAAGCCCATCACCCAACTGCCACTAATAGTATTTACTTCTATCGTATATGTAGACTGTAATTCTTTCTCTTGTACTGCGTATAGTTTTAAAGAGTATTGTATAGATCCGGTATTAACACCAATGTCAACTAAAGGCGTTAAATCGGAGTAATCAAATTTTAAAAGTGCTCGAGAACTATAAATAGACTCTGTGGCAGATGAAGAAACTATTGTTTTTCCTACTTCCAATAAAGCATCTAATCCCGTATTAAATTTAGGATATCGCTCATATATGGTAGCATCTTGTATTGGATAAATTTTATAAATCATATTATGTAGTAGTTACTCTTCCTATAATATCAATGTCCGGATATTTTATTTCAAATATACAAGGGTCTAATGAAGGATATATAATTCCCTTTCTTTCAGCTCTGGCTAAATCATAGTAATTATTGGAATATCCTCTAGATTCTCCGAATAAATTATTAATTCGTAACCCAGATATATATTGAACACCGGGAACTTTTAACAATTCCCCATAAATTTCAGACCTATATATAGGTTGATTAATTTGCCATTTATCAATGTCAAAATAATTTTTTATAGATTGTATACAATTTAACAATACTTCATTTGAATTATAATTAGATAAAATTATTATTTCAAACTGAACGCCTATATTAATTATATATGCATCTTTAATATTAATACCATCAGTGAGCATTTTATACTCACTCAAATACGTTTTTAAATTTTGTTTAGCAGCATCGTTTAATGCAATTAAATTTTTATTTAAATCATATCCTAAACAATAAAAATTCAACCCTAAAGGATTTGAAACTCTAGTCCTCTTATCATACAGGCTTAATTGATCGTCTTGCATGATATGGACTTTAGATACGCCTCCTAATACAGTAGGCATTGAATATGCTCTAACCGCATAATCGTCTAAAGTAACATTTCTATTTTGTGTAGAAAACGTTGCTAAAGCACGCTGTCTAATTTCTTCTACAGTTTCGCCGGATCTACCTCCGGTTGCGGGTTTTGGATTAGTACTAGCAAATGTGCTTCTGACGAACGTATTTACTGCTTCATCGGAACCATTTTTAGTCGTAGCTACTAAATTAGAAATTCCCGTAATCGTATTTGCAGGTACATTGGATATAATACCACCACCGGTTAAATATTTTATTGTTAATGTGGTGTTAGTAGGCACTTCTCCATAGGTTTTAGTATACATGAAATTAGAAGGATCGTAATCTAAATCTAAATTTCTATTATCTGCCGGAATACCCTGACCCACATTATCTGGATTAGGAACTATAATTTCATCTGGATTGTCCGAGATACCCGCACCAAATTGTAGTTCTAATTTATCATCTGAAGTAACTCTAGTAGTAAATCTTTTCGGTACTTTTTTTAACCTCAGTAAATACGGTACTGTTGCTGCATATTCAGACAATTCCGGATCTTCATAACTAGTATTAGGTACTTTTTCAAAAATGGTTTCTTGTGCCAAATATGGGACTTCGGTCCAAGTATTACCATCTGAATCAGAAACACTAAAGATTCCTATTACATTGGGCTCATCAATACGAACTTTATTAAACTTTTTAGGTGCATCAAATGACACATCTAAAGTGTTCAATTCTCCTGATATAACTTTTATCTTTTTTTCTATTAAAAAATACTCAGGATCAGAACCATTAAACGAATATATACTAACAGTCGTAGGATCTATACTAGAAGAATAACTAAAATCAATATAATCATAACATATAAATGCTACATCATTTTGAGTTGATTTCAATTGTAATCCAGGCTGTATAGTCAAAGAATAATTCCAATCAGGCTTTTTAACTACAGATCCGGATGCAGGTAATAATTGATATATTGATACCTCAGCTGCTGAAGGTACTGATATTTTAGGTTTATACCCTAGAGATTGTGCAATTGCATACACGTTAGGTTTTTCTTCTGCATATGCTAATAGAGATTCTTTTAATTGACTATCCACGTAATATGAAAGTACATCACCCACATATGATGCCATTTCAATAAACATCATTCCGGGATCCGACTCATTAAAATCATTATAGGTATTAGGAAAATAATTTTTTGCAAAATTAATTAAGTTATCCCTAAATTGCGAGAAGTCTCGGTTTAAATATTTTATTTCTTTACTTTTAGTAGCCATATTAAGCAGGGGGTAAACTAAGTTCTATTACAATGGAGTCCGTATCAAATTCATTACCATTTAAAGAAAAATCTATTTGTATTTCTATTAAATGCAGATCGGTATTTATATTTACCATAATATTTTTAACATCAATATAAGGTAGCCAAGTATTTATTTTTGATATAACCCTTTCTTTAATTTTACTAGGTAACGCGGAATCCATGGGCTCGAATAACAATTTCGCTATCCCAACCCCGAATGTAGGGTGCATTACCCGTTCACCTTCATTAGTTAAGACCAAGCAAAGTAAATTAGTTTTTGCTTGCTCTAATGTAGTATATGAAGAAATAAATGTATTGCCTTTAACCTCCGAAGGATTTAATTTAATTCCTATGGCGGTATCTAATTCTAGATCTAAAGGATGTATACTTAATTCACGTGCCATTTATTATAGACCTTCAAAGAAAGATTTAGCAGCAGGATCCGTTCTCATTTGTTGAGCGGTTTCTTCTAATAATGAATTAACAGTTTTGTTTGAAGTTATATTAGATACGCGTTGTTTCGGCGACTCCATTTCAAACACATCGTCTTCTAATAAACTTTTATATTTATTTTTCATAGACCCAGGCATAAAAGAAGACTGCGCCGAATCTGATTGGCGTTGTTCTGTCAACGACAATTTTAATTCTTCACGTACTACTCTACGAACTTCTTCCGAAATAATAGTGCGCATTAATTGTACAAACTTATCAGCTTTCATATTATTTTATTATAAATATAAGAAAAATGGTTTTTAAGAATATCCAACCCATGGTAAAACTACGGGAGGTGTTCCTGGAATAGTATATGTACCTGCTATCGTTTTTGTATGTAATTGCAAAGTCCTTGATAGACTTCTTACAAAATTAGCAGGATCAGCTGAAGGTTTCATGGAAACGGGTAACGTTAATACTCCTGGAAATGTCACTATTCCTAAATTCGGTGTTATCGCTCCTGCAAAATAGCCTAATACACCTATTCTTAGGAATATATTAAATTTAATTTCCTTAATATTGAATTTTTTATCTAATATTTTTTTCTTAACTGCATTTACATATCCTTTAGCAATTTCTTTTTTATTCAACAATTCATCTTTCTTAGCATTAAACAATGCCGTATTTGAATAAATAAAGGTTTTAGCTTCCCTGGGATTTCTTATAGCCGAGTATTTGGTGCCTAATCCGGGAGTGTATTTATCTAATGCAGCTGCTAATTTAATATTAGGCTTGTAGTTTTTTAAAGTAGGGTTGTTAATAATCTTGATTTCTTGTTTTATTTGAATTAATAACGATGCTACCTGTGAATTTTCTTTAATTATATTTTTATAATTTTGAACAGTCTGTTTAATTTCTAAAGCATCGGCCTTTATTTCTTGTGCAGACGTCAGGCCAGGACCTATTTTCGGTTTAAACGTTCCTAATAATGAATCTTTTTTTTCTTTTAATTTTTCTAATAAAAACTCCCTAGCATATTCTTTTTTGGAAATTATTTGAGTTTTAGCCTGTATTGTAGTAGTAATCGCCTTTCTAACAGAATCTTTAGTAGCTAAAGGTATCCGACTATTAGGATATTTATCTACAATGTTAGTTATCTGTTTTCCTTTTTTTACCATTTCTCCGGCATTAGAAGTTTTTATAAAACTAACTATAGTTCCTTTTAGTAAATTAGCATCTTCTTTAGAAACCATTCTTTGAACGGTCTTTAAAGTCTCAGCTCCGGTCCTTACTTTAGTTACATTATTTTTAATTTCGTCTAAAAATTCTTTCTTTTTATTCTTTAAATCTGTTACAGTTTCTTTTATTAATTTAGGCAATGCTACGATTGATTTTAATACAGTGTCCTGTAAAGGGGGTGCTAAAATTTTTATTACTAATTTCTTTAAAAGATCTATTATTTTTTTAATCTGCGGTCTTATTTGATTAATCAAATATTCTTTTTTTGAAACTAATAAATTTTTGGCGTCTTTTATTATAGTAAAATTCTGTGCATTTTTAACTTTAAGTACTGCTATTTGTTTTTTAGACTCTTGCGTATTAAGTCTTGATAGCCGCTGTATTTGATTTGCCGTTTTTATTTGGTCTCTAGTTGCTCTATTTAATTGTTTTGAATATGATAAAATTTCTTTATTAGTCTCTTTAATCGTTGCAACAATACCAGTTACAATAGTAGCATAGTTTTTTATTATTCCGGCTTGGGCTTGTATTGCTTCACTAATAAAAAAAGCACGCAATGCTGCTTCTAATGCAGCACGATTTCCTGCTAGTACCGGTCCTGCAGGAGTGCCTGGGGTATTAGGTAATCCCTGTTTAATGGATAAATCATATAAATTAACAATAGCATTAATTAATTTAGATGAATTTCCTAACTGCCCACTTTTCATTAAGAGTATTAATGGGTCTTCAAAGGAAGTTTTCCAAACTATTGGCATTTATTTTTTGTTGTCTGCTATAAAAAGTAAATCAGATAATATGTAATCTTTAGAATTTTTACTAAAATATTTCCTCTTAAATTTTTGAATTTCGGTATTTACTCTAGGACTTGCCTGACCTTCGCCGCTAGGCGTAGTAACTCCGAATGTAACTAATAATTGCATTAAATCTTCTAAAAAAGTTTGCAAACTAGTACCCATAACTGCCGGCTGTTCTGATTTTCTAGTTTTAGATCCAGATTTACCAACTACTATTTTAGCTCCATCTTCCACATTCAAATATAAATTACTTTTAGAATTTATATGAATTTGATCGTTTGCAGCTAATGCAATAGTACCTTTAGCGGCTAAAATAATATCATTAGTAGCTGCATTAAATACCAATCTATCTGATTTAATTAATACTTGTTTACCCGAAAATTCATTGGGCAATTGTATATGTAATACCGCTTCAGCCATGTTATCTTTTTATTTGTGCACACGCGGCTAATTTACCGGAGGCTGCCGGTAATATATAACCTACAACTGCAAAATTAGTAGCATTTAAATTGGGACGTTTTCTAAATACACCCCCACCGTTCCTGTCAGCTTTACCTGCAGAAGTATTACCTTCAATTGTTACTACTGACCCCCTTGCTGGGTACGTATTCGTATCTACAGACTCTACTATACCTATGTGATGTGCGTCTGCTAAAGTACCGTATAAAACCGCAGCGCCCGGTACAGGTACTTTAGAAAACAATCCTTTTTGTTGTGCCCAACGCATCCAAACATCGCAAGATGCCAAGCCGGAAGGCGGAGTATCAGCACCAGCGGCTTTATACCAAGATGTTACGGCTGCTGCACACCAATAATTTCCAGGACCTAATCCAGTACCGGAAAGCATTTGATTTACTCTAGGTCCGCTATTTGAATTAGGCGGTTGTTCTGTTACGCCAATATCTTTTTGTGCATATGCAATAATCTTTTTACACAATTCAGTTACACTGGGATCTATTTGAGGTGGTGGCGTATCGGTATATGGTACTGCAGCTGCTTCCCCGGATTGTATCTGCCTATCTACATATGATATTCTTTCTTGTGCAGCAGCTGCCCCAGCTATATTACCAGTTGCCTGAGCATTATTTAAATCCTGTTGAGCCTGATTGCGACTATCTATTAATGCTTGAATTTCTTCTGGACTCAATTTATAAGAATCTTCTTCGATTTCTACGGCTGCGCTCGATACATTAATCGTACTCCACGTACCCGTTATACCTTCAAACCCATTATCGCCGTTATCTACTCTAATTTTTTGAGTGGAACATAGATATATAGAAGAATCATCATCGGTTATATTTTCTAAAGGATTTCGGATTCCATTCCTAATAATTGTTATGGGATCTCCGTTATTAGTTAAATCGGAAGTAGACCATGAATTCTGGGAAGCACCATTTAATTTAACCGTACTCCCAAGTTTTATAGATTGCCCAAACCTGCCTTCGAATACAACATCGCCTTCTTGATTTCCGGTTATAATATGTACTCTATCAGTAGATGAAAATGTTTTATTGGCACCTGCAATTTTAGATATATCTTGTACTTGGTTACCTAATGTAGTATTTAATATGGGAGCACCTATATTAGTAACCGGATTATTCCAATAATTTAAAGGTATATAATACGGTTTACCCAAATTAAATATCATTACATATTCACCTGCTAACGGATATACTTTAATATTAGCAAATAAAGGCAGCGCTGCATTATTAATTGTATTTACATCTTCATTAGAACTTTTATAATGCCTAAACTTTACAATGCCTGCATCCGGTCCTGAAAGTATAGTTTCTATAACTTCCCCAAAAATAATGCTACTAAAGTCAGAGCCCTGTTTTAATCTACCAGGTTCTGTTTTTACTACACTCTTGGATAACGGATTTATGTATGCCATCTTATATTATCTTTAATTCAGATTTTAACGAGTTTGCTTCGGCCAATAACTGTTTTTTCTCTTCATCAGATAATCCAAATTCACCTCCAGAATCGCTATTATTAGAATCCGCAACGATTAGTTTTTGTATAATAGAAGAAAGTTTAACTAAAATTTCATCGTTTTTAACGCCGATTTCCATGTATTCTTTAATTAAAGGCACTAATATTGCAGCATCCGATATATTTTTAACATACGGTTTTAATTCCTGTATTAGAACTTGCAACTGATTATCTTTTTCTTTTTTCTTTGAATAAATTTCCTTGGCTATATCTGAAAAAGATACATCGTCAAATATAGGTGTATTTTTATCTATTGACATATGTTTATATTTAATATAAATATAGGATGTAAAAAAACCCCTTAATTAAGGGGTTTCTAAAAATTCAGAATTTTTTTGGTATTCTATATACATTTCTTGATATTTCTTTCTTAGAACATTAACTACTTTTGATATATCATGTGTACTTGAATCCGTCATTTCACGTATCATAATATATAAAGCTTTTTTATTAAATTCTTCAATATTTTCTCTACGCCTAAACAATTCTAAAACTGCATTAGCGATCTGTATATCGCGTAGTTTAGAAAACAATGAACTCAAATTAGCATCACAATAAGTGACATATATATCGAGAAAATCTTTAAGCTCTGATTGTTTTTCAGAATTAGAAATTTCATTTAAAAGGTCCCTAGTATCATCAATGACCGAAAGTTCTTCTTTAGTTTTTATTTTATTGTAATGACTCTTATTTTTAGCGATTAAATAATTTCTACCGATTACAGTAAAATATGAATATGCCTTGCCTTTTTCAGCTTTAAACTTATGTAATTTTTCAATTAAAAAACTAATTACCTCATGTTTAGCATCTTCATATGAAACTTCATAATTATAAAATTTATATTTATGAATCAAATTTTCTACTAATTTATTAAATGCTCGATCAATTCTAGTTTTATATAATCTATCACGTACCGTTTGATCGGATTCTAAAACGTATTCTACAATAGCAGCTTCCGTGTCTTTTGAGAAATATATGTTACTTGCCATAATCTTCTATCTCCGTATTATCGCCATCCAAATATTCAATACAGCCTTTTATTAGTTTAAATACGGATCCGATTTCATCGTCTGAACTAAATCCTCCTTTAGTATCTGCATCGTTCATTATTTTATTAGCTAATGAAATTTTTTCTTTTAAAGTGGTCAACTCAGTTAAAAAATCTGTAGAATATTTTTCTAATATACCTACTTTTCTATACAAGTTCCAATTTACATATATCGAAATTAGTAGTAATACCGATAGTAATATTAATATAATAGTTGTTATCATGAATTAAATAATTGATCAAATAATTTTGCTGCTGATTCGCTTTTAGGTGCTGATGATAAAATATTCATTTTACTTTTCAAAGATGAATCTCCCTTCACTATCTTAGTGTCGCGGCCTTCCTGATTTTCTCTCCATTGTTGCCATTCAATTCTAGCCGCCATGGTATCGGCTTGCTGTACTATATAGGGCAAGTTACTACGAAGTTTACCATCATCAGAATACGAAATTAAATATGCTTTATTGGCTTCATCATACAAACCGTCATGTGTTTTAATCGCAACCCACTCATTAAATGTACATTCAATACCATACTGCTGCAATAAAAACAATCCTCTGTCAGGCACCGTCATAAAATTTAATTTAGGGTTCTGAGTATAAATAGCACCTTGATTCTTCTTATGCCATTCTGAAGGATTTGGTATATAATACGGTTCGCCATCGATACCTATTTTACCTAAATCATGGTGTATCAATGCAAATACTAATTCTTCTGTAGTATAATCATCAATTTGACCCATACGTTGCCATCCTTCATGTACTAGCAACCCACATTTAATTACATTAAGTACGTGATCTACATACCCTCCGATAAAACAATTATGATACGATTCTTTACCTGATGCCGGTGCTAATGCTATCGTTTCATCATAATCCGAATAGAGTTTTAATATTTTTTCTTTTCTGGGGGACTCGATATATTCATCAATCGTATTCAGAAGATTCTGGTAATTCTGTTGTATTTGTTGTTCCGTCAATTGTTTCATCTGTATTTTTGCTTGTTAATTTAATTGTACATTTCCAACATAAGACACTTACTGCCTCTTTACTTACATCGGATACTAGATCATCGCATCTTTCGCAATTTAATGATTTAGTATTAGTAGGCATGATCTTCTAATCTAACTAGATTATCCACATCCTTTAACCGTTCTCGAACTACATTAATGTAGTATTCTGCTTGATCTTTGGTAACTTTAGGCTGCTGTAATGCTTGATACAGGGACACCAGAACATTATCGATATCTTCAAGCCTGTCTAATACAATTTGTTTTCTTTTCATAATTTAATTTAAACTGAATCCAGGAAATTGGAATTTATTATCATACATTAATATATGTATTTTAGTTTCATAATCCAAATCTATTGTAGATAAATGTATAGGTATTTTATTTTCTGTTAAAAATATATCTTCTATTATATCTGTACTTTTTTGTATATTTTTAAATGCTAGAAAAGTAAAATTATTATCAATATTACAAGTTAACATAATATCGTCGGTATTTTTATTTATAAATGTATGCAAATAATCATAAAATCCAGACAATATTAAAGTGCTCTTAATGCGCAAATCCATAAAATCTAAATAATCATTATCTAACTTGAATACTTTAGTACATAAAAATTTATTCTTATTAGATTTAAGAGTATCTATAAAATTTATAGTATCAGCTACAATTGCTTGTTTATGAACTTGCTTTATAAAATTAGATTTTTCTAATTTTTGTAATACTTTTTTCATAATAATTAAGTATTAAAATTTTATTTTATATAAATATCTTTAATCTTTAAAGCGAAGCCCCCAGTATTAAAGGTTGTAAGTTTAAAATAACAATACGTTTCTTGTATTCTTAAAATGTAAATCTAGATTCTGACGTCTTGAATCTAATATAATAATAAAATTATTTTAAAACAAGTTATTCTTCACTATTATTAAAACCTATTTCTCGTTCGTTATCGTTTAATATTTTATTGATATTTGATATTGCCGATTTAAATGGGTAGCCGTATATAAAATGGCTAGTAATTAATTCTTTTAAATGTGAAATAGTATAACCATCGGTAGCTTTTACCCAAGCTTGTAAATCTATTTTTTTAAATTCCTTTTCAGGAATCATATTAGTAAAATAAAATTCTCTATCAGATGAGTTAGGTAATGCGATTTCAACTTTTAAATCAAACCTACTAGGTCTTTTCTTAATCGTGTCCGGTATATAATCTAAGTTAGTAGTACTAGCTAAAAATAATACGTGATTTATATCTGAGGTACCGTCTATGAAGTTTAATAGATCTACATTAATATGACCCCCTTCTTCAAATAAACATACTTCTAATTGTTCTAATACAATAACTAGCGGTCTGTCCGGCTCTATTTCTCGTATCTTTTGTATTTGTAACTTTTGTATATCATCAAAGTAATTACAAATTATTACTAATGAATTATGTTTAATTGAATCTTCACAGATTTTTAAAATACTACTAGTTTTTCCAGATCCCGGTTTACCGTGTAGTAACATACCTCGTTTGTGAGGTAACTTAAACTTCTCGTATTTAGAAGATTCAGACCAAAATTTATTTACTTCATCTAATAATTTGGGCAATGGCGAATCAGGTAAAATTAAAATAGATTTAGTATCAAGAACTAATCTTTTAAAAAACAGCATAGAATCCGGACCTTGTTCTATACGATAACATCCTGCAGGTAATGAATCTACTTTTTCAGAATCCGTTATAAAAAAAGAATTATTTGCTTCATCTACTACATAACCCAACTTCTTACCCATAACAATAAATTTACTATAAATATAGCACTCTGAAAAATTGTAGTCCGTAGGGGAATCGAACCCCTGACTTCTCCGTGAAAGGGAGATGACTTAACCGCTTGTCGAACGGACCATTGTGGACCCGGTGGGATTCGAACCCACGTCCAGCTTAGCGCTTTCAGAACACTCATTCACAGGTTTAGTTTAGTTTTCTAACCAAACGAAATAACGGGTTCCTGTTTTTCCATCGTCACCCGTAAACTGTGGTCGGTTCCTGATAAAGGCTTGCACCGAAAACCCCGCCTCACTATAGGCTCACTTCTGTTCCAAGGTAAGGAGCTACCCCGTTGATTATGCAGCTACTGCGTAATCAGCACCAACGAAAGACATTGCGTCTTCGAAAGTGAAAGAAGATTTCTCTTCGCCATTTAATTTGTACATAGGTTATTAAAGAGTTTCCAATGCTAACTCTACCTGCATATTAAGATCGTCCACTACCTGTCGATTCCGGTCGGGCCCATATTAAAATAAATTCCAAACGTATTTAACCAGTAACCATACTCCTTTAGCAAACAAGGTTAGTAACACTATTGCAGCTGCCGGCATTAAGATTAATGATTTAAATTGTTCCCATAATTTATTTAGATGCTTCATTATTTTGTAATTCTTTAGTAAATGTAGGAAGATCAATCGGAAAGTCTTTAGGTAGTATAGCTATACACCACCAAAAAGTACAGTCTTCATTTTCTCCTACTAATAGTTTGGTATCAGGAAATTCTTCTTCATTCGAAATAGTAAACCTAGTACATCCGTATTTTCTTGCTATTCCTCGAACCCATGGTAATGATAGCAGTTCTTTTTGATTTTCTACTAAATTAGCGACTCCTTGTACAAACGGCCTTCTATTTACAAATAAATATTCCTCAATATGATATTTTTTAGATTTTGCCATATTATTTTTAGTAGACCCAAGTGGAATCGAACCACTATGGCCTGCTTAGAAGGCAGGTATTTTATCCGTTAAATTATGGGTCTAGTTACACCTTAAACGATATACACGTTGTAAGTACCGTGTACTCGAGCTCGGCCAACAGCTAATTCATAATTAGGAGTATATAACTTAATATTAGAATTGCTGTAATACATGTAAATTGCTTCCTGTTCCATTTTTAAAATTTTACTATATACATTAAATATAGCGATTATCTAAATAATATACAAGATGTACTGTAACTAATTGATTCACAAATTACTACCCGGACCGCCCGTCGGGTCCTAAAATGACTATTCAATTAACTATAATTTTGGAATTCAATATACGTATTCCAACAGCGAGCCCATTCTTTACAATATTCGGAATCTAATTCCTGTAATTTTAGTTTTTTAAGAATTTTCCTACCTACTTCCCAGGCTTTAAACTCGCGTTCTAATATTAGAGGTTTTCCTGCCATATTTAAAAACGGAGTTTTAGGCGACCGGGCATGGCCGTATTCATGTAACAATCCGATTATTCCAGATAAAGTGTTCCTAGATTTTGGAGGAACCTTGATAATATGAAAACGAGATTCATCATCAAATTCATACGAAAATTCCCTGCCCGATTGAATATCGATGTCGCCTAAACTCATAAGGTAGGATTCTACCCTATCATATACTAAAGAATAATTCATACACAAATTTACAATTCATATAAAGTGTAAGTAGAGTTTTTAGTTTTGAATACTTTATTAGGAAGGATTTCTGTGATCTCGGTAGTCATCCAACGATAGGTACCATAAGGTGCAGGGTCTACAATTATACTACGTCCTACTGCGGGATCTTCATACACTGCTTTGGCTGTACCGTTTTCATTCCATTCAATATACTTGACTACAGTGCCTTTGATAATTTTACCATCCTCTTCTCTACGGAGAATGAACTTATCTTCGGCCAAATCAATATAGATTTCAGGCCTGTCAAATTTGTTAGGATTATCGTTTTTCATAAATAGATATTTGATTAAGTAATTGTTTAAGTTTAAATGCCTGGCTACTACTAATATAGTAATTTTTTACCTGACTATCAATAAATAGAGTCGCCGCTTCAAATCCTTTAGTATCTAATAACTTCATGGCCTGGACACCTGCCAAGTTATATGATTCTGTAGATCCTACAAACGTAGTAGAACATCCTATTTTAATGTCTTTACCAGGATTATAAGTAGATGACTTACTGCCACCTTTTAACACCGTACCAAATCTTTTTCTA